CTACCTTGATGACGCAGGTGGTTGTCTTTTGCCGGCTCGGATGATTGCTTCGACTTGGTCGCGCTTTTCGTCGGTCCAGACGAAACCGAGGCTTTCGGCGGTTCGGTGCGCTGCTTCGCGGATCTTGCGGTGTTCCTCGGCCTTGCGGGCAGCCTCCCTCATGGTTTTGATGGCTTCCTCGGGTACGGGAACGTCTGCGGCTTCGTCGACCACTCGCTTTGCGTAGGCCTTGATAGCGGCCTGGAGTTCGGGGTCGTCCATGCTCCTGCGTGTCATGAAGAGATCGTAGGCGCGCTGCTTGGGGGCTGGGGTACGCAATAGTGCGTACCTTTTCCTGCGATCGCAGGGGTACTCGTTGGGTGAGTACGTCGGTTAGTCGAGGGTCATGGGTTCGTGGGGGATGCGTGTGCCGTCGTCGAGTGTGTGGATCTGCATGTCGTGCCAGTAGCGGGCGATGGCGTTGCTGTGGCCGTCGCGCCACACTTTGCGGCTTTTGCGGGTGATGGCCCCGACTGCGAGCGAGAGAGCGTCTGTGTAGTCGTCGTGCCCGACGTTGGCCGGCACTTCGATCTTCAGCTTGCCGTGCTGCTGCTCGACATACTGCAGGTTGTTCAACTGCTTCAGGAGTTCGGCGTGTTGAGGTAGGACGAGTTGCCGGCGTTGAAGGAGAAGTTTCAGCTTGCCGTAGTTGTCGGTCTTGCTTTCCGAGCTGGTGTGAACGCGATGAATCTTGGGTGCGCCTTCGAGTGTGTCCAGGACTTTTTGGCGGGTTGAGGCAAGGATCTGCGTTGCTGCTTCGCCAACACCGTTGGTTTCGGACATGACGTGGCGAAACCGGTAGTGGGTTCCGACCTTCCAAATGCGATCGACGAAGTCCTGGTACGGCAGTCGCTGGTGGCCTTCCAGGTGGGCGATGAAGTAGATCGGATCGTTGCCTCGATGGTCGTTGAGGCCGCCGTTGTCATCGAGGGTGGCGAGGCACGCTAGGACGTTGTAGTCAGACATCCCCCAGTCGATGCCGGCGTAGACGTGACCGCCCCGCGGTTGGCTGGCGTAGGGCCACGGGGTGACGTCGGTGGTGTACGTGTAGGGCAGCGTGGAGGCGTTGATTTCTTCGGTGGTGAGGAACGATCCGGACTCGTCGAGCCATTCGGCCATGTATTCGCGACGGAACTGGTCACTGCGAATGGTCTTTTTGCGATCGTCGAGCTGTTGGCGGTCCACTCGGGGTGCGTCGTATGAGGTCCAGTGGAAAGACTCGACGGCGTCGTCGGGCTGTTCCATGCCTCGTTGCCACAGGTTGCGGAACCAATGGTCTCGTCCACCCCAGGGGGTGCCGGCGACGATGGTGCGTCCTGTTGGCTGTGCAGCGATGGTGGTTGCGGATGCGGCGTCCCACAGCGCGTCGGAGACCATGCCCGCCTCGTCGATGATGAGGAGGTTGACTGTGTTACCTCGGATCTGGCGTTCAGACAGTGGGAGTGCTTCGATGCGGCTGCCGTTGGTGAAGGCTAGGACGTTCTTGTAGTCGTCTGTGAATGATGCTGTGTAGCCGGCGTCGGCTGCGATCTCTCGGATACGGGCGAGGAGTTTGACGGCGGCGTCCTCGCCTCCGGACACGATACTGATGACCTGGTCGGACCGGGTAGTTGCGGCGTGCACAGCGATCAGTGCGAGAACTTCAGATTTGCCGGACTGGCGTCCGCAGCAGAGAACACGGGTGCGTGCTTGGCTACGCGCAACTTTCTGCTGGTAGTCGTACAGTTCGCGTCCGAGGATGTTGTGGGCGAACGAGACGGGGTCATTGAGGACGGCGGTCATTGCGCTCCTTTTCCGCCATCTCAGTGATGAGCCGAACGGGGTCGGGTAGTTCACTGCGGGCGATTGCGAGGTCTTTCATGAGGCGCGCATAACCGGTGGGGTCGAGTCCGAGTTTCGTTCGGAGTTTGTCGGACCGCGTTTCAGCGCGTTCGAGGAGGTCGTAGGCGGCTTTGGTGCGCTTGTTGCTGAGGTTGGAGGCGCAGTCGGCGATGTACTCGACGAGAAGTTCGATCTGCGCTTCGGCTCGTGCCCATGCCCATAGCGAGTGCCGGAATCGTGGTGCGGCCAGATAGTTGAGGTCGGGGTCTGCGAGGACCCGTGCGACGTTGGTTTCGGCGATGGGGTCGACTCGTGCGGGACTGTAGGCGCCGTGGGTGACCGCGAGATCGTTGCCGGGTTCGAAGGGCGGGCGTGACCATTCGGGGAGGTTGTCGGACATGCCGCCTCCTGTGCGTTATGGAGTTATGGGGGTGAGGCCGTGGCGGCAGGAGATGTGGAACAGGCCGCCGGCTTGGGCTTGTGTGAGCGTGGGATAGCCAGCGGTGGTGCCGTTGAGAGACAGTGTTTTGCCTTGCCACGGTGAGCATTTCGGGCATGATCCGTCATGTGACGAAACCTTGACGAGGTCGACGCCTTCAGTCTTGGCGCGCTGCCGGTAGCCTTCGAGCGCAACCTGGGCGGCGCGACCATCGACGGCACGACGAACCCACACATCGATGGGGATTCGGCGCCCTGCGGAGTCCAGGACGTGGAGGTTGAAGCCTTCACGTTCGGCGCGTTCGAGGATGACGCGTACTGCGGTTTGGCGGGCCTGTGGGGTCGACAGGTCCCAGGTGCCGTGCACGAGCTGGTTGATGAGCCGCTGTGCCCGCTGTGGGTCGTTCAGTCTCTTGTTGACCTGAACGACGTTGTTGACGAAGTCGGTCTCTATCTTGCGGGGGAACGAGACGTGGAGTTCGGCGCGGAGGGTGGCGAACGCACGTCGGGTGTTGAGCTGGGTACGACGGTTCGTCTGCGCGACAGCACGCTGAAGCCACAGCTGGTATTCACGGACGGCACGAGCGAGACCATCGCGGTACTCCTGCTCGGTCAAACCACGGTCGTTAGCACCGGTATTGATGGTGTCGCGGAGCCGGTCGCGGATCTCGTCGACGAGGGTGCTGTAGGGCTGGGGAACGGTGGCGACTACACCGTTCACCCAGGCCCACAGCTTTTTCAGCAGGTTTTTCACAGGACGGGGTGACCACCCGCGACGGTCACGTGCTGGCGAACGTCCAGGAGAATTGCCCTGAAGTGCTCGACGTCCGCCTGCAGGGTAGCGAGGTCACCGTCCCGGAATGGGAATCGCTGTTTCTCCTTGAGGCGACCGACGGCGTTGCCGTAGTTGCGGAGGGCTGCCTGGTAGTCGTTCTCTGCGTATGCGTTGTCCGGGGCGGGACGATAAATGTAGGTCATAGCTATTCTCCTGCGGTTTCGTTGGTTTCAGCCGGGGCCATGATGTCGACGAAGTGCCGACCCTGCTTTCCTTCCATGACGCCGCGTACAGCTGAGGCTGCAGAGTGAACCTGCAGATACTCTTCGTTCGCGGTTTCGATCTCTGCGTTGACCTCGGCCAGTCCCGGGATCTTCGCGTCGAACTCCTTGGCGATTCCGTCACGGGGCAGGTTGCGGGCTTCGAGATATGCGCCGAGTTCCTGTGCAAGGGCGACAGCGTCGTGGCCTTCTGCTTCGCGGATCATCGTGGACGCGATGCCGATGGCCTTGACGTCGTCTGCCTGGTCGAGAAGCCGCTGCGCACGAGCCCACTGGCGTTGTGCACGCACCTCGAACAAGAGCTGTTCCGTCGCGTTGCCGGCAGGGGCTTTGGTGAAGTTCTGCCGGATCTGAGCGGCCTTCTGCTGCGCCTGGTCGAGTCGCCGTTCGTAGTTGGATTCGATCTCAGCCATGCGCTCGTGCCATTTGTGCTGGCGCGCCCATCCTTCGAGTTCGCGGCGGTGACCTTCGGGGGTGATGAGCTTGTCTCGGAGTGCCTGATCGGCGGATGCGCGCTTCTTCTCGTACTCTTCGAATACTGCTCGAATAGCTTTACGGGACAACTGTTCTCCTAGTGGGTGAGGGTGGCGAGCTGGTGCCGGTAGTCGGCGTGCTCGGGAAGTTCGGGGTCGGTGTCGTACACAATATCGGGGTCAGTCATTGGTCTTCTCCTGGGCGGCGAGGTACAGGACAAAGTCCTGAAGTGTCTGGGTGAGCGCTTCGCCGTCGTATGCGGGTGCTGCAACTTCGTTCATCGTGTACATCAGTGCGAGCACGAACTGGAGGGGCCGCTTTGCGTCGCCGGCGGCCTCCAGGATCTCGATGACCTGATCCATGCGGCGTTCCCTGTAGTGGATGAACGCCGCGGAGGCGCGCTGCAGGTCGGTGGCGGTGAGTTCGAACTCTGTGGTCATACGGTTCTCCTAGCGGCTCATGAATCCAGCGGCCTTGCGGGACTGCATCTGCTGGTACTTACGGAATGCTTCGTCGATGTTGGTGACATGGAACTGGTAGGTGTCACCACCGGCGCTGACGCCTGCTGCTGCGGGTGCGGGGGCGTTTCTCACGAACTGATCGACAGCGGATAGCGGGGCTGCCTTGTACGGGGCGGGGATCGGCTGGGGTCCAGTTCCCCCGAGGAACCCGCTGATGACCGATCCGGGATCGAACCCGCCAACGCCGCCACCTGCCACGTTGGTGCCACCAGCGGCTTGGTTGCGGTACCAGTTGAACAGTTCCTGGCCTGCGGACATGAGCCCACCGACGAGACCACCAGGGGACAGGAGCCCATCGGGCAGCCAGCCGCTGATCATCTGCTGAGCGATGCCGGGGAGCTTCCCACGGAACGTATCCGCAGAGGCTCGGAACACCTGCTGCGGGTCGTGTGCCGGGGAAAGCTTCCCGGCATCGGGAAGGTTGGAGGTCGTCGTACTCGTGCCTGACGGGCCGTTGTACGAGGTTGTCGGCGGGGGAGTGGTGCTGAACTGGGGAGCCGCCGGCGTGGTGCCACCCCCGGAGTAGTCGAGCCCCGACGCGCCATCGTTTCCGTAGTCCAAGCCCTGGATCGATTCCGAATAGGGATCATCCATCGACGGCGGATTCCACAGGTGGCGGGGGAGATGCCACACCATCGGGAAATCGAGGGCGCCGTCTGCGCCTCCACCGAACTGCACGCCGTTGGAACCATCACTCTCGACGTTGATGCCAAACAGCGTTCCTGCCATGTGTCCACCCGTACCGACTCCACCATCGGTGCCGATGGAGAACCCGTTGGGGTCGAATCCCGGTTCGTAACCGAGAGCTGCGAAATCGGAGCCCGTGACGTAACGAACAGACTGCCCGGTGAGGGCGTTGTGGATGCCGGACATGTACCCCGAACAGTCCCACGAGTCACCGCCAGCGCCGCCATAGACGTACGGAAGTCCTGCCTTCGAGCGAGCGAACGAGAGGGCGCGGTCGCCGGCCTCACCGACATAACCACCGGTTGCGAAGGCGGGAAGCATCGACCGCATATACGACAGGTCGGGGACCCAGCCGTCGTTCAAGGCTTCGAGGATGGTCCGCACGCCAGGCTTCGCGACCTGTGACGCCTTAACGACGTACTCGCCATTGGACAGCCACGACAAGATGCTGTCGGAGGTGCCGGTGCCGGGGCCTGTGATGAACCCGCCTGCAGCGTTGGCCTGCGCCCACCCGACGAGCTTGTCGCCGAGTTCGCGGGCTCCCTGACCACCAGGGACAGTGATCGGCCCGATCTTGGTAGGCACCTTCTGGAGGAGTTCGCCGATGCGCTGGACCGCGTTCTTGACGTTGCGGACGACGCCTTCCCACACGCCGGCGATGGACTGCCCCATGCCGTCGAAGAATCCGGCGATATACCCCGTGATGTTCTGGAAGGTGCCTTGCAATGTGCCGAGCGCGTTGCTGAGCCACGGGAATTGCCGGTCGACGATGTCGCCGACACCAGAGGAGATGGCGCCGGGAAGGTCCTTCCACGAGGTCACGGACCCGTTGGTGATCTTCGATGTGAAGTCGTTGGCGAGGCCGCCCAGTCCTTCAGTGCGAAGCGTCTGCCATGTGCCCTGAATCGACGTCCACCCCGAAGACACACCATCCTTCAAACCGGCCCAGGCGTTGCCAGCCTTCGTCTGCACATCATCGATGAATCCCTTGCCGATCTCGGCGGCCTTATCTTTGACGCCCTGGAGGGACGGAGAGACCTTCTCGTTCCAGCCCGAAGCGACGGTGTTGGAAAAGCTGTCCCACTTCTCGCCCCACTTCTCGGGGTCCCCGAGATCACCGAGGAACGAACCGCCTTCGGTGTTGCCGGCAGCGATCTGATCCTTGAGCGCAGATTGCAGATTGGCGCCGTCGAGTGGAGTGCCGCCTACGGACGGAACACCCCCCTCCGGGGCGTCAGGAGCACTTTCCCCACCATCATCGCCGCCACCGAGGAGACGACCGAGCCACGAATCCGCCTTGATGCCGGGGAAGATTCCAGCGCGACCAATGACGCGTTCCCCGTCCTTGTTGACGGCGTTTCCGTTCTCGTCGACAAGTCCCTGATTACCGGTCGTCAAACCGAACTTGGAGTCGACGATCTTCGAAACCTTGTCCGCAAGCTTGATGGCTTCACCAACGAGTCGCAGCATGTCCTCGGCGGTCTGCTGGGCATCGTCCCAGAACTGAGACATACGCGCCTGGCCTTCGGGGGTGCCCATCCAGTCAGCGAACTCGCGCAGGTTGTCGGTCATCGACTGGATCATCGACTTGCCGTTTTCCTCCGACGTGGAGAACAAGCCGCCGATAACCCGCCCGACCTCGATGAACAGGTCTTTAAGCTGCTTCAGGGAATCAATGGACTTTTCCATGAAGTCGCGAATACGATCGCGGCCTTCGCTGGAGTTCGTCCAATCCTCGAAACCCTGCATGGTTTCCGAGAACGATTCGGCGCCACCGACGAGGAAGTCGGAACCGATGGAGGCGATGTTCGTGAGAGCGCCAGCAAGCGAGGAGATGCCGTCCATGAACGGCCCGATCGCATCCTTGGTGTTGTTCAGGACGTTCGACCAATCCAGCTTGGTCGACTCGCTGTTCAAATCCTCGATGGCGCGCTTCAATCCGCCATTGATCTCGGTCGCGATACCGCCGAGCCCTTCACGCAGGATCGGGAAGTAGTTGTTTCCGAGATCCTGAATGGACGAGCCGAGACCTGCAAACAGGTTGTCCTGGATTTCGATACGCAGGTTGCGCCACTCGTCGCCCATCGCGCGAACCTTGGTGACAAAGTCTTGGGCGTTGGGGGAGAGGTTCGCCATCGCTTCTGCGAACTTGTCGACACCACCTGCGCTGGCGGTCATCGCTTCCGCTTGGGCTTCCTGGGCGTCAGCAACACGCCGGAGTGCGTCCTCGACCTGTCGCTGTGCCTGGGCGTCGTTTCGCGCCACCGAGGCCCGCGTCTCGCTCAGGTTCACTACCGCGTCGATCTCGCCCTGGGCGGCCTCCTGGGCGGCTTCACGGGCGTCCACAACCTGCTGTGCACCCTCGACGCCGGCACGGTTCGCAGCGTCCGTTTCCGCCTGAAGTTCGCTGTTCCGCCTGCGGACCTCGTCGACACGACGAAGAGCGGACTGCACACCATTCTGTGCTTCACGCACATCAAGTGCGGATACGGGCTGACCATCCTTGCCGAGGTCGCGGAGTCGTTCACGGGCACGCTCGACGGCGATGAGGGCGTCCTCTTCGTCGATTGCGCTGCCCTTAAGAGCGAAGTTCAGATCCTCGATCTGCTGCTGCGCATCCTTACGGGCACGTGTCAGATCCTCCTGTGCGTCAAGCGATCGCTTCTGCGCATCCTGCACCTGACGTTCAGCCGAAGCGATCTGGCGGGCGCCATCCTTCGCGGTCCACGTCGCGTTCTCACGGGCGTCCGCCACAGCGCGTTCAGCGTCCTCGACCTGGCGAGCTGCTGCCCGTTGCTGTTTCGCCGAAGACGTAGCTGCCTGACCACTGGAAACGGCGGCTTCACCTGCAGCCTTGAAGGCGTCCATGACACCGTTGCCACCGATGACCACTGTTGCCAGCGATGCAGCGGCAGCGGCAGCACCGGCAGGAATGAGCGATACGACGCCGGCGGCCTGGGCAAGCTGGCCCACCAGGGGCACGAGGTTGACTGCGGCAAGTGCAGCAAGGGCGGTCGCTGCTGCGGAGGCAGGGCCGACGATGGAACTTGCCCCACGGGCAACACCATTGAGTCCGCCACCACCGGGAATGTCGATGCCATTCAATGCGCCTCGTAGCGCCATTGCTTGGGCGATGAGGGCGGCCATGTGCGCGGATGCTGCCGTGGTGTCGAGGTCGACGTTGAGGTGCAGGTCGGGGGTGGCGGCGCGGAAGGCGGCCAACTGCTGGCGTGCCCGCGTGAAGTCGAGATCTACCCCGACCTTGAGGGCAGGCAGGTTCGCGGTGGCCGTGCGAAGATCTCGCTTGAGTTCTGCAGTAGAGCCGAGTTTCGCGTCAACCTTCACCGTTGTCGAGATCTTCGACATTGCGGTCCGAAGCTCGGTCTTGAACGCCGTGGTAGGCCCCAGTTTCGGGTTGACCATGACGTTCGCCGAGATCTTCGCCATTCGTGCGCGAAGTTCCTGCTGGAACTGCTGTGACAGTCCGACCTTCGGCTGAACCTTGACGGTTGCCTTCGGGTCGTTCTTCGGATCCTCGACCTGCGCCTTGAGATCCTGCCGCCAATTCTTTGCGAGCTGGGGTTTGATCGTGGCGTATGCGCTACCTGCGGAGAAGGGTTCAGCCACGGCGTCCACCCCCGGGGTGGTTGATCGTGGCGTCGGGGTCGATCTTCAGGAGGTACTCAGACATGACCCGCTCGGGCGCATTAAATCTGGTGCCGTGCTCTCTCCAGCGGGCGTAGTGACCGGAGGCGTAGATCGTTGATTCGAAGTCACCATCGGGACCTCGATCGACGGACGCGGAAACGTGGGTGGCATTCCAGCCTGTACGCCACCGCGAACGGACAGCCCAGTCGTCTGCACCGAGTTCAGCAAGTTCCAGCAAATAGTCTCTGACCTGTGGTGATTCGGACAGCATCCGTTCCAGGTCGGCACCTGATGGGTCGTAGCGCACGACGACCTCCCTCTATTAAGTTGTGGCACACGAAACCCCGGCGAGCCTGGAGCCTTCTGCCGGGGTTTCGTGTGGTGTTCCGCCTACGTTGGGCCGACGTGTCAGGCGGAAGTTCTTGTAAACGCTTCGTCGACCTCTGCTGCATCAAGTCGGATTGCACGACTCGACATGCCGTAGGTACGAAGCTTGCCGTCTGCGATGTATCGACGGACAGTGTTGGGGGTGATCGCGAGTCGTTGGGCGACCTGTGCGATGGTTTCGAACTTGCGCGGAGTGTATTCCGACATGAGTTTCACCTGGGAAAAGTCGAAGGGATTTTTGCGCACACGTCGGCTACCTCTTACGATATCACACATTTCGTTTCGCCACAATTCGCACAACCACAACCTGCGGGGTTACGGTTCCTGGCAGATCAACTCTCCAGGGCTTTCCGTTCCGCTTTCTCAATGGCTTCAGCAGCCAGCGCGGACCCGTTCGCAGTGAGCCACTCCCGACGCTTCTGGATCAGGAATTGTTTGTCCCAGGTTTCGTAGGTCTCGGGGTTCAGCTCTGGGATTTCCCGCCCAACCAATTCTTGGATTGTCGTGGACCACGGATGTTGTACGTGCTTCTCGAAAATCCACAACAGATGTTCGGGCGAAGATGCTGGCGGCTGCTCTGCGCAGTAAGCCACTACGTCGCCCGGCATGATCGGGAAAGCGTTCCGCTTCCGGTAGTGGTCAGACACAGCTTCGAGCGCTTCTCTCGGCCACACGGGCTGACCGTCGAACACATCCGCCCACGCTGCGATACGTGCCGCCACCTCATCCTCCGTAGATCCGACCTGAAGTCGTGGGTCGATCATCCGGGCTTTCATCAGCACATTGCGGGCGATCTCAATACTCATCGGGGAAGGCATCAGAATGGCCTCTCATTCGCGTCGTAAGCGCCTGTCAGCGCCAGCTGGGGGGTATGGGTGGCCCCGCGCATTTCGGCTGCTATGACGCGATTAGCTCCGGCTTGAAGTTGGTGCAGATCCTCAGTCATCGATTTACGACCAGAGGAAGCCGTAGAGGAGGGACGAGGAGGCAGCGGATCGTCCTCCCAACGTTCACCGTTCAACCACGTCGCCGGGTAGGGAATGAACCCCTTATTCTCACCACGTGGCAGGTTCGGGTCCTGCGCGAAACGCAACGCCCCGTCGATGACAGTTTGCGCACCGACCTTTTCCACGGCTTTCCTCCACGCTTTGCGTGCATCGCCCTTGGACTTCTTCAAGGGATACGTGGACCAGAACTCATCGAAGCGGTCGCATACCTCCACCACATCGTGCGATCGCGCGGATGTAGTGGGTGGTTCACTGGGCGGTTCAGCGGGTGGTTCAGGGACGGTTTGTATGAAGTCGGCTTCAGGCCTAAACGAAGAATCCTTCGGGTCTAATTGGAGGGATTCTTCAGGGCTAATTGCAGAATCCTTCATGTCTAATTCGGCTGCGGAAGAATCCTTCGGGTCTAATTCGGGCTTGGGCTTGCGCCCCCGCTTCTGGCGCGCTGGCTTCTCATCCGTACGAACGCGGTGAAGTGGCAGGTCGTACACCACCGGACGGTACTCCTCCGGAATTTTGTCTGCCGGCGACTGATCTGGCGACTTCACTAACAAGCCTGAAGTAACAAGCGCTTTCACGTGGTCCGCCACGTTTCGCTCGCTGCACCCCAGATTCCACGCGACCGTCCCAAGCGACGGATACGCTGCCTTCCCGTGGTCGTCAGCACGTTCGGCGAACACGGCAAGGACCGCCCGTGCAGGTACGCTCACCAGTCCCGGCGGCACCTGCGTCAATGCCCATTTCACGGCTTGGTAGCTCATGCTGACCACCTGGCCGAGTTGACAAGCGCCGCAGGCGATGACATAGAATGTCGAATGAAGGGGCAATGCCATGCCCCACTGGGAGTTCTTCGCAAGGGTTCTCCTGGAAATGTGAAGTTGTAAACACTGGGGACGCGGCCACCACGAATGGTCGCGTCCCCAGTGTTTTTGTCAGCTAGGCACATTCGCCTAGCGTCTGACCACTCCGGTGGTCGCTGTAGCGGTTCATGATGTCGACGCCAACGCGCATGGTGTGCCGCACATCCCCGGACCACCGAACGAGGCCGTCGAGGGCTTCCGGCGGCAGTTCCATCCAATCGCCGCCACATGGTCGGATGATCGGCACGCCGACCACCTCGCCATCAAACGTCTCGACGGGTCGCCACGAAAGCTCCCAGCCGCCACCGATTTCCCGGACATTGCCAATTTCGAACCTGGACATCAGGCCACCGCCCTACGTGCGTTATCGGCCGCGCCCACCAGGCAGAGGACTTCACCGAAAGCTCTCGTCCACGTGCTGATGTTGCGCGAACGGTCGTGGATGATCGCCCCAAGGATGAAGACCAATTCGTCAGCCGATACGCCGAACGACTTCGCGTATCCATCGAGACCAACACCGTCGATCGCCAGTTCTGCGGCTGCCTCCACGGAGCGCTCCCAGTCGCCCTCCTGTAGAGGCACGCCCGCCATATTGATGAGAAAGCTGTTCAGGAGCTCCCTCGTGAACGTCTTGTCGACCACGGGCAGGATCTCCCCGTTCTTCGCAGTGAACCATCGGCTTTCCACGTTGCTCTCCCTCGGCTTGCGTTTGATGTTGCGTACGCACTTCGCGCACGTCCATTCATGCTCCGGCTTCCACGTGCGAACCGGGCCGCCACACGAGTAGCAGCCACCGCTCGGCTTCTGCATCTTGCTCACGCCATCTCCTTCTTGGACTCAAGCCAGGTGAGGAAGTCCTCTTCCTTCACGCGCACCGCGCCGCCGATCTTGTAACTCACGGGAAAGTCCCCCTTGTGGCGCTTCTGGTACAGCGAAGACACCGGCATTCCGAGTGCTTCGGCCATGTCCTTCAAGCTCAGTAGCTTGCTCATCCAACACCTCTTCTTCTGGTTTCGAAAGATTTAGACTTGCCTCTTCCGTCTACGAAGATAGCACAGCTTTCGCATCCGTCAATTTTCTTCTAGGATTCTTCGTATGACGACGAACGACGACTGGGCGCAAGAGTTGGTGCAGCGTGTAGGAGCCGCAGCCAGAGAGTTGCGAGGCAAGCGATCCGCCAAATGGCTAGCCGACAGAACGGCTGAACTCGGCTACCCGATCTCCGCGCAGGTCATCGCCAAGCTCGACAGCGGGCACAGAGGAACCCACCTTCAGGTAGCCGAACTCCTCATACTCGCCCGAGCGCTCAACACAGCCCCTGCAATGCTGCTGTTCCCCGGCATACCCGGCGAGAAAGTCGAACTCTTCCCGGGAGTTCAGATCGAGTCACGACTCGCCCTGGAATGGCTCGCAGGCGACAAGGCGCTACTTCAGAAGTTCGCATGGCGCAAGGGCAGCGAGGACAGCGAGGATGCACGCGATGTCTTCCAGCGTGGTGAATGGCTAGCCGAATGGCAGCAGAACACCCGGCCGATTCGGCTCGCGAAGGAACACCAGCGGCTTCTCACCGAACACAGCCGGCAGCAGGCAGAGCGAGAACGGTGGCTTCAAGATCGCGACAACGCCGATGCCCAGGAATTCGCCGCAGCAACGGGTAGATCCATTGACTCGACCGAACAATCCATCCGAACCATCCGCCGTCAAATCCGCGAACTCGGACTCACGCCTCCAGCGCTACCGGCACGTGTCGCCGCACACTTCGACAAGGACCCCGAAGATGCCTAGACAACCGCTGCCCATCGGGCACTACGGCAACATCGCCACCAAACAACTCGCAGACAGCGCCAACGGACAAGCACGCTGGCGCGCATCCGCCCGCTACCGCGACCACGACGGCACCACCCGCACCATCCAAGCCATCGGCACCAGCAAAGCCAACGCCATCCAACGGCTGAAGAACAGCATCACCGACCGCACCACCCAAAACGCCGGCGACATCACACCCGACACCCGACTCCACGAACTCGCCAAACTCTGGATCGACGAACTCACCATCGAAAACCGAGTCAGCATCCAAACCATCCAGGCATACCGCGATGAGATCGGCCCCGCCACCACCGGCACCGACACCATCACAATCATCGACGGCATCGGGAACCTACGAGTCCGCGAAGCCACCACCAGCCGTATCGACCGATTCCTCAAAGGCATCGCCACCAACCACCCCAGCAAAGCCCGCAGGATCAAAGCCATCCTTTCCGGGATGCTCGGCATGGCCGCCCGCCACGACGCCATCGCCACCAACCCGGTGAGGGAAACCGCCAGCATCCGGCGCGGCAAAGCCGACCCTCGTGCCCTCACCCTCGACGAACTCCAAGCGCTCCGTTCCCGAGTCCGACTGTGGATGACCGGTGCCCAGATGCCCGAGGACAAGAAGCCTAGGCAGAAGGGAGGCCAGCAACGCAACCAGCAACTTCTCGACGTCGTGGATGTCCTCCTCGCCACGGGTGCCCGCATCGGTGAAGTTCTCGCCCTCCGCTGGGCGGATGTTGACCTTGCAGCGAGCCCGCCCCGCGCCACCATCGCCGGCACCGTGGTCCGGGTGGATGGGCAGGGCCTGAAGCGCCAGGAGTTCCCGAAGAGCAAGAAGCCTCGCATCGTCCTGTTGCCGAAGTTCGCGGTCGACACGCTCATGCGCCTGAAGATGAACGCCACCCCCAACGAACACGATGTGATCTTCCCCTCTGATCGGGGGACGCTTCGGGACCCCCACAACCTGCGTCGGCAGTGGCGGGATGCCCGGGGCCAGGAGTGGGCGTGGGTGACCCCGCACTCGTTCCGTCGGACTGTCGCGACCCTGGTGGATCGGGAGTACGGCAGCAAGGAAGCTGCAGCTCAGCTTGGGCATAGTGGCACGGCGGTAACGGAGAAGCATTACATCGCGAAGGCAGAGGAAGCACCCGATCTGACAGCGGTGCTCAACAGGCTAGGAGGCCGGCAGTGAGCAAGAAGTACGACATGGACGACGTGCCGATGGACGCGGTGTTCGACGAGCAGGTCATGGAGGCGCAGGACCATCCCGAGACGGTGGACGGTTTGCGTCTGGGTGCGATGAGTTCGGAGACCGGAGATCAGCGTGACGTCGCCCTCACAATGGGGGACGCACCACGGGCCGTCTTCACCATGAAGCCCTCGTCGGCTCGGAACCTGGCCCGGATGCTGTGGCATGTCGCACGTGCGAAGGACAACGAGTATCCCCACGATTTGAGGTAGCTCCACGGGGCAATCCGTGTCATATCCGTGTCACGTCGACCCTAGATCCAAACGACAAGAAAGCCCCTCCCGGCATCTCTGCTGGTGAGGGGCTTTCTGTTGTGCGCCATCAGGGACTCGAACCCCGAACCCGCTGATTAAGAGTCAGCTGCTCTGCCAATTGAGCTAATGGCGCTTGACGATGTGTTCCCGGGATGCCGTCCCAGCAACGAGAAGAACATTACACACCGTCGCGCGACGCGCCAAATCGGCTGGTCAGAATGTTTCTGTAAGGTTGTGGAGGTAACGGATCGGACGGTCGGAGCGATTGTCATTCGAACGTTACCGACGTACGGGGGAGTCGCGTCGGGTCGGCCGCAAGAGAAGCTGGCATCATCGTGTTCGGTGTTGTGACGTGCGTTTTCGGTGCCTTGGGGGAGGCGGGATCGGAGTATGGAAGTGACGGAGTCGAGTGCGGGGAACCCCCGGGGTCGTCGGGTACGGGGAATCCTCGGAGTGGTCGTCGTCGGCGTTGTTGCGTTCGTCACGGGATGCGCCGGCGGTTCGGGAACGGGCGCCGAAGAAGTGCCCATCGATTCCAATCCCGTGGCGGCGCTGATCAAGCCGACGGTGTCGTCGAGTGTCGCCGACGGATCGGTCGGCTTCTCGCCGATCGACCCGGTGACGGTCTCGGTGGTCAACGGCAAGCTCGACTCGGTGACCCTGCTCAACCCTGCAGGGGAGCCGGTGCAGGGCGAACTCGCCGACGACGGACTCACCTGGGTGAACACCGCACCGCTCGGCTACAACCGCTCCTACACGCTCGAGACCGTCGCGTACGGACTCGGCGGCGCGACCACGTCGACGGCGGCCTTCACCACCTCGTCGCCGGCCAATCTCACCCAGCCCTACGTGTTGCCCGGTGAGGGTTCGATCGTGGGTATCGGCCAGCCGATCGCCGTGCAGTTCGACGAGAACATCCCGGATCGGCTCGCGGCCGAGGCGGCCATCACCGTCACCACGAACCCGCCCGTCGAGGGCGCCTTCTACTGGGTCAACAACCGCGAGGTGCGGTGGCGGCCGGAGAACTACTGGGTGCCCGGCACCGCCATCACCGTCGATGTGAACGTCTACGGCAAGGATCTCGGCGACGGCCTCTTCGGTCAGTCCGATGTCCACTCGTCCTTCACCATCGGCGATGCGGTGGTCATCACGGCGGACGACGCGACCAAGCAGGTCACTGTCACGCGCAACGGCGTCGACGTCATCACGATGCCGACCTCCTTCGGCAAGGACTCCACGCCCACGCCCAACGGCGTCTACATCATCGGCGACCGGTTCGAGTCCATGATCATGGACTCGTCCACCTACGGCGTCCCCTCCGACTCGGCGCAGGGTTACCGCACGCCGGTCGAGTGGGCGACGCGGATGTCCTACAGCGGCATCTTCTTCCACTCCGCCCCGTGGTCGCTCGGCGACCAGGGTGTGCGCAACGTCAGTCACGGCTGCCTGAACCTCAGCCCCGCCAACGCCAAGTGGATCTTCGACAACACCAAGCGCGGCGACATCGTCGTGGTCCGCAACACCGTGGGCGGCACTCTCCCCGGAACGGACGGACTCGGTGACTGGAACATCCCGTGGTCGACATGGAAAGCCGGCAACGCTGCGGCGTGACGGGTGAAGGGGGATCGATGGCCGTTCGGGGGAGATGGTGGAGCGCTGCCTTCTGCGGTGCCGTGCTGCTCGCGGCGCTGACACCGGCAGGGGCGGCGGCCTCGCCGGTCGCGTCGTCGACCGCTCCGGCACCGGGTTCGGTGGTCTCGCAACAGCCGCTGCCCGACGAACTGTCGGTGCCCGGTGCCGCGACGGCCATCAAGCTCGAGTACGCCACCGAGTGGCGGTCGGGGGAGCCGACCGTCGCCACGGGCGCGTTGTTCCTGCCCGGGCGGGATGCCCCCGAGGGTGGCTGGCCCGTCATCGCGTGGGCACACGGCACGACCGGTGTGGGCGACGACTGCGCGCTCACGACCCGCACGCCGCGTTCCGATCTCGAGCGGACCTATCTGCACCACTGGCTCGATTCCGGGTACGCGGTCGTCTCGGCCGACTTCCCGGGTCTGGGCTCCGAGGGTCTCCACCGTTATCTCGACGGCCCCAGCGCCGCGAACAGCATCGTCGACATCGTCCGGGCCGCCCGCGACGGTGGGGCGCCGCTGTCGGAGCGCTGGATCGTGATGGGGCAGTCGCAGGGAGGACACGCGGCGCTGCACACCGCTGCGATCGCGACCTCCCGCGCTCCCGAACTCGACTTCCGCGGAACGGTCGCGACGGGTGCTCCGGCGAACCTCGAACGGGCCTTCACGATCGGCGTCCCGGGCTTCCCCGATCCTGGACTGTGGGGCCTCGTCAGCTTCAGCGGGTACATCTTCGCTGGGCTGCGCGACGCCTACCCCGAGGCCGACGTCGAGAGCTACCTGACCCCGATCGGCCGTGAGGTCGTCGATCGCGCCGAAGAGCTCTGCTACGACGATCTCGAGGAGTCGGTGCGCGACATCCCGGTCGGGGATCTGCTCGCGCGCCCGCTGGCCGAGGGTCCGATGCCGTCGCTGCTGGCCGATTATCTCGCCGCCCCGGTGGACGGCTACGACCGGCCGGTCTTCCTCGCGCACGGCATCCACGACGTGATGGTCCCGTTGCCGCTGTCCGCGGCGCTCGCCGCCGATATGAAGGTCGCAGGGGCGGACGTCGACTACCGCGTCTATATGGCCGGGCACTACACGACGGTGGAGCGCTCCCGGGCCGACGTCGACGCTTTCGTGACGCGCTCGTTCGAATAGACCGGCCTGCGCGTGAGGAACCGCTGTGCGTGAGGATTCTTCCGGGAACGAGAAAACCCCCGATCGGAAATCCGATCGGGGGTTCTCTTCGGGGTGAGTGACGGGACTCGAACTCCCGTTCCTGGGGAAACAGTGCGAGTCATCCCGATGCAGGAAACCACCCTTTACCTGCATCGATGGTCTCTCAATTTCACATCAACACGCATCTAGATACACAACCATGCAACAGCGGTATTGCATGACGTGTTGCATGGCTCGCGTGTGTGCGGGGATCTGACAGCCTCGCGAGGTCGAGGGGACGGACGGGCTGCGGCTCTTCCTTCCCCTGTTCTTCTCCACATTCGTCGATCCCCGAACCTGGCGTTTGCGAGGTTGCCCGAGGACCGCTCAAACCTTTGCCGATCCCCGAAAGTTCCGGCGGTTCCCGGTTCCCGCATAGGGGGTCCGGAACCGGGAACCGCAGATCGTCCAGCTTGTCGACGCCGGCAACCTGGCAGGTGGGGATCATGTTGTCGGCGCCGGCAAGATGATCACCAGCCGTCTCCCTTGTCCATCCCCCGCACCCGCATGAGGGCATAGGGCAGATCCCAACACCGAGGCTCGGAGGGGATGTGTGTGCCGGCCGTGGTGGTGAGCACCTCGCACCGACGGGGCCTTGGGTCGTCCGGCCGCCAGGACTGGATGCCGGACTCGGTGGCGGCCATGACCTGCATGAGCGCGTCTGCGAGGTCGTCGTGTCCGGCGTGCTCGGGGACCTCGATGCGCACGGCACCGGTGGGTGTCATCTCGTAGGTGAGCGAGTGCAGCTGCTTGAGCAGCTCGGGATGACGAGGGAGCACGATGCGGCCCTGTTGCAGTAGCACCTTGAGCGCCCCGTATCCGCTGGTCTTGCGGCGGTTGTCCGTGGTGACCGCAGTGACCTGGGTGCGTCGGCGGCTCGAGGTCCATTCCTGCTTGTCGATGGTGTTGCGCAGCACCTGGGTGGGCATCTGCCCGACGCCGTTGGTCTCGGAGATCACCCGCACGAGGTCGTACCCCCGGGCCACGGTGGCAATGCGGTCGATGAAGGTGGAGTAGGGCATCTTGCTGTGATGCTCGAGCCAGGGCAGGAAGTACACCAGATCGTTCTGGAACCGGCCCCGGTTCAGCTCCCTGTCGTCGAGGACACCGAGCAGCACGAGGGCGTTGGAGTCGTTGAATCCCCAGTCGACGCCGGCCACCGCGGTCTGCCCGTGCGCCTTGTCGGGCGGGAGGAGGGCGTAGTCGGCGGTGTTGTCGTCGAGCTCGGCCGCGGTGAAGTAGGAACCGGCGTCGTCGATCCACTCGGCATCCACCTCGCGGGCGTACTCCCGGGCGGTCATGGTCTTGCGGAAGTCCTCGAGCAGCTCGGCGTCGACGAGCGGGGAGGCGGTCGAGGGCCAGTGGAAGGACTCGGCGCGGTCGCTCGGGTCGAGGCGTCCGGTCTGCCACTGCCGGTGGAAGAAGTGGTCGGTGGTCCACGGAGACGAGGCCATGACGATGCGGCTGCCGGGCCGGGCGATGACTGTGAACTTCGCGGCGGTCCACAGTGCCTCGTCCATGAAGTTCGCCTCGTCGAGGATCAGCAGGTCGATGGAGCGGCCACGGACCTGCCGGGTCGACGCCGGGACGGAGACGATCTCCGAGCCGGTCGAAAGCAGAATGCGGGACTTGTTCTCTTCGACGGCGGCCCCGGCGAGCAGCGGGGAGGAGAGCAGCTCGGCAATCGAGGCCAGCACGAGCTTGGCGGCCTCTTCACCTGCCGAGAGGACGAGGGTGCGGGATCCGGGCCGGGAGAATGCCTCGTGCAGCGCCAGCACGGCGAGGGTGCGGGACTTGCCGGCCTGCCGTCCCGAGCACACCGCCCGGATCTTCGCGGACGAGCGGGCCAGCTCGAGCTGGTGGGGCCACAAGGGTGCGCGGGCGATCTCGCGGGCGAACACATCGATGTCGTCGCGGGCGGCCCGGATGAGGGATCGGTCAATCGTTGCGGTCATCGTGGGTCTCCTGGGCCATGAGGGCGGCAAGGTCGAGTTTCGTTGCAGCAGCATCCTTTTGGAGCTTGGCGCGCGATACGGGGTCCATGCCGAGGGTGGCACGCAGTGAGGCGGCGCGGCCCTCGTAGCGGTCGAGGATCTTCGCTGCGGGGACTGGGTTGCCGTCGTCGGTGAACATGCCGTGTTCGTCGATCCATGCGTGCAGCAGGTCGCACTTGGCCTCGAACCGGGCCCATGCCAGTAGTGCCGGTTCGTAGGAGGGATCGCGCAGATACGGGGCTTGCTCGCGGGCGATGTCGACCCACTGCTGTGCGATCGGCTCGACCGTGCGCGGGGAGTGCGCACCGTGTTGCAGGGAGAGGGTGTTCTCCTTCTCGAACGGGGGACGCTGCCACGAGTCCACGGAGGGGACCGACACGATGCCGGCCCCCTCCGCAGCTTTGCGGGCGCGCGTCTTCGGGCGGCCCGCCACGATCACGCCCCCGGTGCGGTCACGCCGCGCAGGATCACCACGGCCTCGGGGTTGAGCGGTGCGGCGTCGTAGCGGCACACCACCCGGATCGCGCCCTGGTCGTAGTCACCGAACAGCTCGGGCAGGACCGTGAGCGACGGGGCCAGATCGCGCGCGACGGCGATCTTCGACGGGTCCATGAGCACGATGTTCGACTCGTTCGTGCCGGTGCCCAGATCGGCCGGCAGGCGGTTGGTGACGAACACCCGGTGTCCGAGCAGCTGGTAGCGGCCGGACTCGGTCACGTCCGGCTGAATGAGGTACCGGCCGCCGTTGTCCTTGAGCTTGCGCAGGTTCACGAAGTCGCGGGAGTTCATCACCCACACCAGCGCGGCCGGGTCCACCTCGGCACCGAGCGCCAGACCCTCGGCGTCGTGCAGGTCGTCGATGGTGGGCGCGCCGACGGCGGTCATCTCCTGCACGCCGGTGTAGTTGAGCAGTCCGAGCGGCTCGGTGCGCTGCCCGGAGACCACGGCCCCGTCTCCGGTGAAGAACGTCGTATCGATCTTGCCGGCGACGTCGGCCACCATGCGCTGCTGCACCGCGGTGATCGCATCGGCCACGGACTGCCGGGCCAGCTCGTTGCTGTAGCGGTTCAGGGACTTGATGCTCTTGATGTTCGGCGAGAGAAGAAGCACCTCGCCGAAGTCGACCTCGACCTCATCGATCTTCTCGTTCTCCCCGTGCCACGAGGGCTCGTCCGAGCCGGTGAGCAGCGGGACACGGACCGGGCCGTGCGATTCGATGATGCGGACACCGAGCGAGAGGAAGATCGACGCCTTTTGCAGCGGCACCGTGAGGATGCCGGCGACCTGCTCGGGGGACAGGATCGGGCCGTTGCCCGCGGTGGAAAGTGCCATGAGGATTGCTCCTGAGAGACGGCCGGACACGCGATGAGTCCGGCGAGTGAACGGCGTTGTACGCCAAGGGGATTCGACCTGCGAGCGTCTCGCTCGAGCGGGTCTCGTGAGGTGCCGGACCTCGAGAGTGTGCGACTGCCGGGCGCCTGGCCCTTCCGTCACGTGACACTTTACCGCAAACGGCGAACACCCCCGGCATGGACACCGGGGGTGTTCTCTGCGCAGGCGGGCATTCGATGTCTACAACGACGCCCAGGGACCAAACCCTTCCCGCCTTCGCTCCCCTGCCGGCCATGCGCGTGCCGGAGGGGTGACGTTGACGCAGTGACTAAGCCTCAATGCACCGAGCGTCTGATGCTGTCGTCGTGGCTTCCATTGCACGACTTGGGACAGGGTGTGGACATGGACGATCTTCCGACCTTCGATGTCGGGTTGTTCCACTGGTCTTTCGAGTCGTTGGCGGGCAGGGAGTGTCTGTTAGCCGAGAATCGGTCGGTTTCGTCCGAACACCGTGTCGAACAGGGCGTTCCACCCCGATTCCCACGGCCACTGTTGGGGTAGATGCAACGTCAACCGGCGCGCCGACGACGCGATCCGAGCAGGGACCGACACAATGGTCCGCCGGACAGTTCCGGTGGTGGCCTTGACCAGCTTCGGATCGCCTGTGACGGTAGCCGCGGCGCGGGTGAGGTTGAACGCCATCACCGCGCAGACCAGCCACGCAGCATTGGCAGTGAACCGAGACGACGGCAAATGAGCGAGCGCGGAGCTCTTCAGGTCCGCGTGGACCTGCTCGATGATCGCGTGATGGCGGTGGAGCTTGTCGGCGGCGACGGCATCGAGATCGGTGGCGTCGACGGTGGTGAAGAAGGCATGAAACCGCCAGACGTCGAACAATTCGCCCTGGCCCTGGTCCTTCTTCGGCCGCAGGTCGGGGATACGCCGTACGATCAACCGCCCCGGAACCCGGTGGGTCTTCTTCTTCGAGGCGAACGCGGTGAACGGTATCTCCGCGACCTCGGCAGCCGAGATCCAGCGTTCGGTGTCGTGGTCGTAGATCGCGTTGGTGTACTCGATCGGAGTCCACGCATCCTCGTCGATCGAGGCGATCGCGGTCTTGATGGGTGAGGTCAGGCGCACGGTGACCGAGACGTCGGCGCCGCCGCGCAGCGCCGCCCCGATGGTGGGATATCCGTAGAACGCCGAGTCGGCCCGCACCAGCGGTCTGGGCGTGGCCTGTGCCGTGGTTCGCGCCCCTGGGCCGGCGGTAGCTGTGTGCAGGTGCGCGACGGTGGTCAGGGTGTCGGCGATCATCCGGGCTGCTCCACGCGCTGATCCGCAGGACCCTTTGCGCAGACGCTGTCCGACGATCACCGGGGCCGCGGTGTCGGTGGTGACCGTGGTGATCAGCGCGTTCAGTCCGCGGACCCCGGAATAGCCGTATCCGGAACCCTGTTTGCCGTGCCCGTGCACTTCGATGATCGAATCGTCGATGTCGACCAGCACGCGTTCGGTGTCGATCCCGGCCACCAGCGGAGTTCTGGTGGCCAGTCCGCGCAGGAACCGGGAGGCAACGGCGTCGAGTTGCCGAACGTGCCCGAAGGTGAAGGTGCGCAGGAACGACCCCAGCGTCGACGGTGCGTACGGGCGGTCGAAGAGTGTTCCCATCGCCCCGTGCCGTAGTAATGCCATGTCGGCGATGCTGTCCGCGCCGGCGACCATTCCCGCGACGAGTGCTCCGATCTTGTCGCCGGAGTGAGCACCCTTGTCGGTGGGAACGCTGAGGTGTTCGTCGGCGAGAGCCTGCAGGCCGCAGTTCTGCGCCAGACCCATGATCGGAACCAGCCCAGCGGTCGACACGAGATTCGGATCGTCGAACCTCGCCGCAGCGACGGGCCGGGTGTGAGAGAGTTGCATCTACGAGATGCCCTTCGTTGTGGCCGAATTGTTTCTGTGAGAAGTTCAATTCTTTCACTACGACAGGGCATTTCGCCGTTACGACTCGCCCATCACATCAGCCTGATCGGTGCATCCAGGCTAAGAGCTACCACGCACGTACGACACGAAGTCCTGCTGCCCCGCGGCGATCTGCGCATCGGTGTCAGCGATCCTCGGTCGTTCGCCGCCGACTGCGTTGCCGGACCGTCCTGCGCCACCGACCGGAGACCCGAAGTTCCGGCCGCGCTGGGCTGCGAGGTGGGGCTTGGACTCGATCAGTTCCTTGGCCTTCGCCTCGTACTTCGCCGGGTCCGGTGCCCCGTCGTCACCGACCAGCTCGGCGGCGTCGACGAACCGCGTGAGGTCCTCGGGATCGGCCATGAGCGAGCGCACCCCCTCGAGGGCGGCGGCCGCGGCCTTCTCGTGCAGCGACGTGCGGAGCTGGTCGCGCTCGGTCGTCGCATCCTTGAGGGCCTGGCGGTTCTCGGCGGCCTCGGCGCGCAGGTCGCGGATGTGCTTTTGAGCCCAGTCGGGCAGATCGGTGATGTTCTGGCTGTCGGACATGGTTCCTCCTAGATGGTGTCGAGGGCGATGGGAGTGGAGACCGGAACGCCGTAGCGGTCGGCGAGATCGTCGGCGGCGTGCCAGTCACGGTCGTGCAGGTACAGGTGCTCGAGCTCGAGATCACCGGCCCGGTACTCGGGAGCATTGAGGTTGATCCAATACAGGGGCGGCCGGAAGCGGAGCGGGCCCCGCACGGCCACTCGCGCCCCGACGATGGTGCGGCCGATGAGATTGCCGTTGCGCTCGAGCTGGTCGATCACCTCGATGAACGACTCTCGGTCGCGGAGCACGGTGTATCCGCAGTGACCGCACGGACCGGGGACCGGATCGCAGCCGAGCGCGCACCGGGGACTCGTCATCCGCTTGGCCCACGGACTCCGGTCGGCCGCGATCGGTGAGACCAGGGACGGCCCTTCCGCGACGAAGAACCGCCACGCCCGACGCGTTTTCATTCGGCCCTCGCGAACATGTAGGGCTGGTACACGGTGCACAGGTAGTTGCTCGTGTCGGTGGCGGCATTGACTCCCATGTCGCTGAAGTCGGCCGGTTCGACGCGGGTCTGATAGGGCGGCTCGAGAGCCTCCTCGGTCACTTCCACGTGCCCGACGTTGCCGCTGTAGTCGAGATGGTCGGTGCAGCGCGAGACCGATCGCAGCTCCTGGAGCAGCAGCGCGGGGCACGGCACGTACATCGTGGTGCCCTCGTCCTCGCCGGTCATCTCGTAGGCGTTCGCCCATCCGGGCGGTAGTGCCGTCACCGAGGCGGTTTCCCAGTGCTCGATGACGCGCTTACGGGTGGTCTGATCGGTCATGGTTCCTCCTGTAGTGGGTGTTACTTCCGTTGCCTCTGTTACTTCCGGTCTATTCCTGCTGGTAGGGCTGATCTGCGGTTATCCGAGATCGGTAACAGAAGGAACAGAAGTAACAGGGGTGTAGGTGCCTCGTTTGGGCTTCTCGATACGACCGGCGTCGAACAGCCTGGATAGGTACACCTTGGACGCCGTCATCCCCAGTGCCTTGTCGACCTCGCTGGGGGTCACGCCGGCCGGATGAGCCTCCACGTAGGCCAGCACCTCGGCGCTGCGGTCACCGATGTTCTCGGGCTTCTCGCGGCGCTTCTCGGCCGCCGCGGCTGCGTCGACCAGATCCATGCCGTCGAGAGTCCAGCGGCCGTCATTCATCACGAGGGCGTATTCGGCCTCCATCACGTCGCGACCCGTCACGCTGAGGACTGCCTCATCCGAGTGCCGGCGACGGGCCAGCACGAGGATGAAGTCAGCGGCCCCGGCGATGCCCTGTGTCCCGGACACCGCGTCGATGAAGTCGGTGGATTCGGCCTTGCGGGTGTGGTGCACCACGAGCACAGTCGAGCCGGGCACATCGTCGGCAAGGCTCTTGAGCGCAGATCCGAATTTGTAGTCCGAGATGTACGACTCCTCGCCTGCCGCCTTCGGGGGCTTCATGCGTCCGAGCGTGTCGATCATGACGAGGGGTGCCTCGTCGCGGTTGCGGTCCATCCATGCCGCCACCTGCCCCATTGCGGTGCCGGGTTCGGCCTTGATGATGACCTGGATACCGGCCGGGATCGGGCGGCCCTCCATGAGCTTGCGGAACCGGGATTGCAGGCGGCGGTGTCCGTCCTCGAGCGCCAGGTACAGGACCGGGCGTTGCTTGACGGGGATCTTCCCGAGGGCGTATCCGCCACCTGCGCAGCCGAGTCCGAAGCCTGCAACCATCCACGACTTGCCGGCCTTCGGCGGGGCGACGATGAGTCCGAAACCTTCGGGGACTACGCCCTCGATTGCCCACTGCAACGCAGGGAAGGTCTGGGCATCCAACCAAGCGCCATCGACAATCTGAGAACCGTTGTTGTCGTGGATGATTCCGTTCTCGTCGCGCCAGGTGCGGTTCTCGTCGTCCCCGCCGAAGTCGGTGGTCATGCTGTAGTTCCTCGATTCCTAGTTCTGCGGGGGTGCGATTCGGACGGCGAGGTCTCGGTACCCCCCGCCCTTACGCCAGATATGGCGAGCGACGTCGACGGGGACGATCGCGTTCATGCCCTGCTCGTCGAGCCATTCCGCGGCGGCCGTCGCGGCGTCGATGTCGTGCTCATTCGGGTGCTCGATGCAGCGGTGCGACCACGGATCGGTGCACGAGCAACCGAGGATGTCGGGGCGTCGAGCGAGCCGACGAGACACCGGGCTGCGATGGAATCGCCTGCGACCTGCCACGTTGCCGGCGTCGGCACACTGGCTGCGGCGAACGTACTCACTCATCGCGCACCGCCTTCACAGTGAGCCCCTCGGCGTCGATCTGCTGCTGGTAGACCGTGAGCAGGGCCGTGGCGAGCATGGGGGCGTCGATCAGGGCGAAGTCCGTCTCCCCGACGCCGACCACGTGCTCCCGGTGTCCGCTCGACGACACTCGCGTGCCCGACCAGACCTTCACGTAGCCGACGCCGGTATCGAACTCGAACTCGTGCTCGGCGAAGTTCTCGAGCGTGCTCATCGCTGCACCGCCTGTCGGTCGGTGCCGGACTCGTCGGTGAGGGTGAACGGGATCGGTTCGTCCGGGTCGAGCTCGCGCGCCTCGCGCCGGGTGTCGAGCAGCTCGTCGACGGCGACCGCGATCAGGCCGATGCCGTAGCCGACGACGATGGACGCCACGCACAGCATGGCGAGTGTGAGGATCAGGCTGATAACCTCGTACATCAGAGATCTCCTTAGAGGGTGGGTTTCTTCTCGAGGGCCTGGCGGTGGTGCGCCGGGCCCTCAGTCATTTGCGGCGCCGAACAGCGCCAGGAACGGGATTCGCGGAATCAGCAGACGCCGCCCGATTCGAACGCTCGGGATCGTGCCGTCCTCGATGCCTCGCGAAATCGTGCGGACGTCGACGCCCAGTGCTCGCGCCGCATCCGTCCGGGTGAGTCCGAGAGTGTCCATCGCCGCGATGTCCTCGATGCCGAGAACCGGGGCCGGACTAGTGGCTCCCATCGAATCGAACCTCCGTGTCGGATCGAACATGAGTGCAGGATTTGCGCTCATGTTGGAACTTACACGCTGGTTTGCACCTCTGCAAGCAGGTACTCTGCGATATGTGCAGGAATCAAACATCGACTCTTCGCTGCCCGGCACCTACTCCGCGGACGATCCGGGCGGCGGCACCTACGACCCCGAGACCGGACTTCGCGAGTGGTACTACGCGCCGACGAGCACGCGACTGGGCCAGTGGCTTCGCCTCCGTCGCAAGATGCTCGGCATGTCCCAGCAGGACATTTCCGATGCGCTCACCGCGGCCGGCATGAAGTTCTACGACTCGAGCGTGGCTCGTATCGAGAACGGCAAGCGGAAGGTGACCGTCGACGAGGCGGAAGTGATCGCACGCATCCTCGGCGTCGACATCGCATACATGACATCCCTCGAACCACCGGAGGATCTGAAGGTGTTCGTGGAGCAGGAGAACCAGAAGGTTCTCGGACGAAGGCGCGGCAATGGCAAGGCGTAG